GCCGCCGGGCTCTGCAGATACGAATCACCAACACAATGCCGCAGGCTTTACGTAGATGAGAAGACATGCGACAAGTGCATAGAAACATGGCTCCTGACAAAGGCAAAGAAGGAGCTGAAGAAGGAGGGAGAATAGCGTGAGACAAATCGCAGAAATCCTGCAGAACCATAGGCTCCAAATCATTCAGCAAGGCGCTGACGGCTTCGCGGCATATCTGGTATACCCAACAGTAAAGCCCGGAGCGATCGCCATAATCGCCTCATGGGGAGGCGGATGGGAGCACGTCAGCGTATCACTCTCCCGCCGCTGCCCAACATGGGAAGAAATGTGCATAATCAAAGACATCTTTTGGGATGACGAGGAGTGCGTGGTACAATACCACCCGCCAAAGAGCGAATACGTCAACAGGCACCCGTACTGCCTGCACCTTTGGAAAAAGGTCGGGGTAAATTTTGAAACACCGCCGAAGGAATTCGTCGGATAAAGGAGGGAAACCATGAACAAGGATAAACTGAAGAACGCAATCAAAGGAGCTTTATACGGAGTAGCGGTCGGAGACGCACTCGGCGCACCTTTGGAATTCATGAGCGCGGACCAGATCAAGCGCAGACACGGGCTCGTCACCGAGATGATCGGAGGCGGCTGGCTCAGCGTGAAGCCGGGAGAGATAACCGACGACACCCAGATGACGCTGGCCGTCGCAGAAGGCATCGTAGCGAACCCGGGGAACCCCATCGAGGAAGTCGGCACACGCTTCATCGAATGGATGAGAAGCGGCCCGAAGGACATCGGCGGGACCTGCAGCGCGAGCATATCACGCGCAGCGTCAATCGCAGCAGGCCGCACATCGAATAAGAACCCCAGCGCCGGAGACAGACCGACGGAGGACGACTGGTACCGAGCAAGCAAAGATACGGCCATCAGGAACGGAAACCGCAGCGGAGGCAACGGAGCACTCATGCGCACAGTTTACCCGGGCCTCTTCTACCATCAGGAGCTGGAGGCCGTCGAAGTAGCAACGGCCATCGCCCAGATGACTCACTGGGACAATTTTTCAAACAGGGCTTGTGAAATCTACACGGATATGATATACTTATTAACCGAAGCGGTTTATAATCAAGGAGACGCCGCAGACAAGGACCAGATCGTAGATAAGACACTGCAAGGCACCCCATATGAGCTCGACCGGAACGCAAATAGGACTGATGACCTGAATCCGACAGGCTTCGTGGTAGACAGCATGAAATGCGCGGTAACCGCAGCGTTCTGGAACGCGGAGAGCTTCGAGGAGGCGGTAGTTTCCGCAGCCAACATGGGCGGAGACGCAGACACGATCGCAGCCATTACCGGCGGACTTGCCGGGGCCTACTTCGGATATGACACCATACCGGAGCGCTGGATCAGGGAGCTTGCTCCGGAGATCAGAGAACGGCTCGACCGGCTCGCAGAAGCGGCGCTCGCAAACCGGACAATGGAGCAAGGGAGGAATTGACATGGCTGGATACGGTAGACCACTCAAAGGAAGCAGCAGACGCGTCCCGATAACGGTGCATGCATCGGTGAAGACGCTCGACATTATAGACACCTACGTGGAGGAACAGAGCCAGCAGCGCGAAGGTCAGTATTCACGCTCCGACTTCTGGAACGAAGCGGCCGCCATGTACATGAAGTACCTCGGAATTGCCCCGGACGACGAGGAGGAAGAAAAGCGTTCCAAAATCGTACCGGAATTTTCGGAGGACAGAAATAGAGAAAATAATACAGGCAATACAAGCAGAAAAAATCAAGAGAAATAACCCAAAACAGCCCGAGATAAGGTGCTGTTATCGAGTGGGAGTAACTGCATAAAAGCCGGAAGTCCAGTAAAATCAAGGACTTTCGGCTTTGTTTTTTCAAAAAGCGTACCGGAATCGTTCCACTTATTTTTTTTCGGTCATTTTTTCGGCATTTTCGAGCTTGGAAACGAGCTCCGAAAGATCAGCTGACGGAGGAGCAGACTCGGGCTCTTCCGTTCCTTTTGCATGCCGCTCGAGGTCCTCGGCAATGGCCCCCATCTTATCCGGATAGAGATGGGCATACGTGGACATGGCCACCTCCACCGTGTCACCCAGACGCTCGGCCACGGCCACGATGGAATACCCCAGCTCGACCAGCAGTGAAGCATGCGAGTGCCGGAGATCGTGAATCCGGATGCGCTTCACTCCTGCAGCAGCAGCAACCCGGTCAAGCTCCCGGTTCAGCGTTCCATGAGTGAAGTAGAAGATGCGATCGCCGACGCCGATATCGCACAGGGCATTAATATAGGCCATAAGCTCGTCATACAGGAAGCCCGGAATCGAGACATCCCGGAAGCTGTTGTCGGTCTTTGGAGGCCCGGCCTTATCCTCGCCCTTTTTCCGGTGGTGCGTTTTTTCAATCCGGATCACCTTTGACGGCAGGACATCGGCAGGAGTCAAGGCCAGACACTCGCCCACACGAAGGCCAGCCCAGTATAAAACCTTCAGAGCAATACAAAAGCCCGGCTTTGTGACGAAGGCAATCGCCTTCTGGAACTCGGCCAGCGTCCAGAATTTCATTTTACCGGCCTTCTTCTTCCCCATGAAGCCAGCAGGGATACAAGGATTTTTCCCAAGGCTATAGAACATCACCGCATAATTGAAGATCGCAGAGAGGCGGCTGTTGATCGTCCGGATATAGGTCTCCGCATACTTCCGACCGGTCCGTGGATTGATGGCCGACATGACGGTGTTCTGCCAGTTTCGGATCACCACCGCGTCAATTTCATTCACCTGCAGCTCACCGAAATACGGGAGCAGCCACTTGTCGATGATGGAGTCCTGCGTCTCCTGCGTGCCATCGCGGACCCGGTGCTCCGCATCGGTCCGGTAGAGCTCGACCAGAGAAGCAAAGGACATGTCACAGCTGCGCCCGTTTTTAAGCAGGAATTCACGTTCAAATGCCAGCGCATCGGCCTTTTTGTCGAAGCCTTCCTTTTTCTTTTTCCGACGAGTCCCAGTCCAGTCCGTATACCAAAACGACGCCTTCCATTTGACGGCGCCGCGCTTTGTTTTGTACTTTGAAGCAGGCATAGTCCCTCCTTCCCGCGCCCAGTGAGGCGCTTTTTTATTTGCCTACAGCGGGCACAGAATCGCCCATAAACGCCGATTTGTTGTTTAAGACATAATCCCTGTAAAGACGAATTAGGTCCCGAACCGTATCGGGATCAGGAGCGGTCGTCCCATTTTCATAGCGCGAAAGGGACTTATTATTCAAACCAATAGCACGATAGACATCCATCTGCGTCAAGCCCTTTCTTTCCCGCGCAAGCCGGAGCCGTTCCCCAAAACTGAGCATCCATATTCACCTCCAGTACACCATTATATAACATTCCCGTAAAATGAGAAGATTATTCTCGGAAAAACGGAATTACCTATTGACTTCTCGGAAACCAAGATTTATAATGAACTTGCGCTTCTCGGAAAACGAGAACAACGAAAGGAGGACAAGCCCATGAAACCGGTTTACCAGCAGCTACGTGAGTACCGCGAAGCCAGAGGAATTACCCAGACACACATAGCCAAGAAGACGGGAAAGACCGTTCAGCGCATAAGCGCTATCGAAACTGGCGGAATCCGACTCACAGCTGACGAACTCGTCGAGCTTTGCTTGACCGGATATGAGATAAGCCCCGCAAATTTTTTTGCCGAGAGCTTCTCAATTTCCGAGAACAGCGAGGCAGAGGAACCACACCAGTGAGAACTTCTCACACTTTAATTTTAGGATAAAGGAGGCGAATAATACATGCCCAAAAACCCCACGATAGCGGCCAATAACGTATTTTGTATCGCACGAAAGCAGGCCGCATCGTTCAATGACAACTTAAACAGCAGAGAGGGAGCATCAGAGGAGCTCGGCATAGACAGAACAAGACTGGCACGAATAGAGCTCGGAAGCCTTAACCCTTACCCGGAGGAAGTCCTGATGATGAGCGACGTATACAACGCGCCGGAGCTGAACAACCACTACTGTTCCCGACTTTGCCCGCTTGGGATAAAGACCATAGCACCGGCGGAGCTCCTCAGACTGGACAGGCTGACCATCAAAATACTTTCAGCACTAAACGACGCGGACTACATCCCGCAGACGCTTATAAAGGTGGTCGAAGACGGCATCATCACAGAGGAGGAAAAGCCGGAGATTGAAAAAATCCTCGCTTCACTCCAAAAGATCAGCGAGGCCGCAACGGAGACGAGAATATGGATAGAAAAACACATGTAAAAGGAGGACGCAATGAGCCGACCAGAAACGCTGCAAGAGCAGCCGAAGTTTATGAAAGTAGACGAAGTCGCGAAGCTGCTGGGAGTCAGCGAATCACGCGCATACAAGATCATGCGAGAGCTGAACAAGGAGCTGGAGCAGCAAGGCAAGATCACGACCGCCGGGAGAGTTTCACAAAGGTATCTGTTCGAAAGAGTTTACTGCTAAAGAAAAGGCTCCGCAGGTTTGCATTCAGCAAGACCGCAGCACTGGCACTCACCATCGTAGCGATCAGCATAGCAGCCCAGGCATTGAACAACCATGCAGACGGAACAGAGACCCCGGACCGGCAGCCGACGTACAGCACGGCCACAGAAACCCCGGAGCCACCAAGTATAAACCTGACGACAGCGAAAATAAAGAAACCGACCCTTATACTGACGCCGACGCAGGCGCCGGAACCAGAGCCGGAACCGGAAGAAGAAACACCGACAGCGAGGATTTACGACATACCCCTGACAGAGGAGCTGCAGGAATACACCTTCACCCTTTGCGAGGAATACGGAGTCGACTACGAGATGGTGCTGGCACTCATGAACAGGGAGAGCGAATACAAAGCGGGAGTCATAAGCAAGACGGGAGACTACGGAATCATGCAGATCAACAAAGTCAACCACGAATGGCTAAGAGAGAAGCTCGGAATAACAGACTTCCTCGACCCGGAGCAAAGTATTTTAAGCGGAGTCTACATGCTTTCAGACCTTACACGAAAGTACCAAGACCCACACAGGATACTGATGGCCTACAACATGGGCGAAAGAGGAGCACGGAACTACGTGTCGAGAGGAAACACCAGCAGCGCATACAGCCGCGACATAATGAAAACACGGAGCAAGCTGCTCCAAGAGGCAGAAGACGAACAAGCGGCAAGCGATAAAAACTAAGAAAGGAGGAGCCACGATGACAAACTGCGCAAAGTGCGGCAGGGCACTAAAAGACCCCAGAAGCATAGAACACGGATACGGACCAGAATGCTGGAGCAAGATCAAGGCTGGGATTAAGAAGCACAGGAGCGACGACGGCAACCAGAGCGATTACGCATACCACGTAAGCAGCAACCACGGACAGAAGGTTCTCGTGATTGAAGACCTAAACCTTGGCGGAATGAGCGTAACGAACAACATCGAAGCGGTCATGGCCAGCATAGCGGACGAGATCGGCGAAGGCGTTTATAACATGCCGATCGTTTACAAAGACAGCGAAGGGCAATACGACGGAATCAACGGAGAAAAGCTGAGCAGCAACACCTTCTACGGAATAGGGGCAGCCAGCGAAAACGAAGCGGTCAAGGCCGCAATCGAAAGGAGAACGACAAGATGACCAACATAATCAAATTAAAGTTTTTGAGGGACGGACAACCATCCGGACGCGACTACACCTACTACACCCCGGAAGCCGTCGAAGTCGGAGACACTGTAGACATCGAAACAGACAGAGGCATATCAAAAGGCACCGTAACAGCCATAGACGTACCGGAGGCTGAAATAGCACCATTCAAAGACAAAGCAAAGACCATCATCGGCAAGAGCAGAGCCAAGTGCGAGCTTTGCGCATACTTCACCCCGCACGGAGACGGAGTATACACCTGCAGCGCCAGCCCGGACGACCGGAAGGTCATGGCGGACTTCAAGGAAACCCCGGACACCATGTGGTGCGAGGGCAAAAATTACAAGGAGGCATGAGCATGAACAACAGTCAGATAAGACGCAGACGCAGAGCGACTGCAAGAGCTGTCAGGATTGGAATGAGACTCGGCCTCCTTGTTTTCACAGCATACCTCACAGCGAGGCTCTGCAGGGCAGGGCTTGAGGTAATCGAAAGCAGGACCGGAGCACCCGGCGGCGAGATTTTCATACTCCCCCTGATCATCCTTCTGATTTGGACAGGCTGGACCGCTCGGAAGGAATACACCGACCTGACGAAAGGAGCTGAGGACAAGCATGATTTCAGGAGAAGCAACGGCATACCTTACGGCAGCCAGAGAAGAAGCATGTAGCTTCTTGGGAGCGCCGATCCCGGACCGAGTATGGGAAGACTCGATGCCAAGGGCACTGCAGAAGCTGGACAGGATCATCAATCGGTACGGAGACGAGGACGGCGAAAGGATGAAGCCCTACTACCTCGGGAAGCTGGTAGAGGAAGACATCCGCGAAAGGGCCTTTTCAGAATACACGATGACCCGGTGCCGGGAGCTGCAGGCCAACAAAAACGAAAAGAGCCGCCACCTTTCGGCGACGACCCAAATCAATCCACCAAAATTATACACCGCCAGCGGCAGCCAAGTCAATGCCGCGACGGAATGAAGGAGGAACCGCATATGAAACTGATACGACTGAAGCTCGAAAATTTCCAAGGCATAAAGAGCGCAGAATTCAAGTTTGACGGCCACAGCGCCAGCATTTACGGAGACAACGCCACCGGCAAGACGACTGTATACAACGCGGTAACATGGCTCCTTTTTGACAGAGCGAGCACAAACGCGAAGAACTTCACCCCAAAGACCAAAGGCGCCAACGGCGACCTTCACTACCTCGACCACGCAGCAGAGGCCGAATTTAACGTAGGAGGACGTCACATCACCCTCCGGAAGGTTTACCACGAGAACTACAAGAAGAAGCGCGGCTCGGCCACGGAGGAATTCGACGGCCACAGCGTGGACTACTACGTCGACGGAGTACCGACCAAGGAAAAGGACTTCCAACTGACACTCCTTGCCTTCTGCGGAAGCGCTGAGAAAATGAAAATGCTGACCATGCCCGACTACTTCCCGGAGCAGCTGCCATGGGACGCCCGCAGGACCATCCTTCTGGAGATTTGCGGAGACGTTGACGACGACATGGTAATCGCAAGCACCCCGGAGCTGAAGGACCTGCCGGAATACCTGCAGATGCCCGGCTCCACAATTCAGCGCTACAGCGTGGAGGACTACAAAAAGATAGCTCAGACCACCAAGACGGACATCAACAAGCAGATACAGGCCATACCCGGCAGGATCGACGAGGCGACCAGAGCAATACCAGACACAACCGGCATCGACCCGGTGGAGATAGATAAGAAGATCGCAGCCATCAACGCAGAGCGAGAGGCGCTGGAGCAGCAGAAAGCGCGCTACATTGCCGGAGACAGCTCCACAGCAGACATCAGAAAGAGGATCAGCGAAGCTCAAGCCAAGCTCGCGGAGCTGCGAGCCGATTACGCGGAAAAGACCAGCGCAGCCAACAGCAGCATCCTGAACCAGATCAACGCCATCAAGACGGAATCCATCGGAGTAATCAACAAGGCCAGAGACGCCCGCAACGACATCGAGCGCAAACACAGAGAGCTCACAAGGATGCAAGAGCTCCGGGAGCAGCTCCTGCAGGAGTACACCGAGGTACAGAGCGAGCGCTGGAGCGAAGACGCTGAGACATGCCCCACCTGCGGCCAGAGACTGCCGGATGAAAACATCCAGAAGCTGCGCGATGACTTCAACATCAGGAAAAGCAAGAAGCTCGAGGCAATCAACCAGCGCGGCAACAGAGAGGCCAGCAAGAGCATGATAGCGGCCGTCAAGGAAGACATCGCCGGGCTCGAAGCCGAAGCGGCCCAGTACGAGGCAGAGGCTAAAGAGGCAGAAAAAAGGATCGAGGAGCTGCGCTGCCAGCTCACTACTCCCCTACCATTCGACCAGACCGAAGAATACCGCAGCATGACCGCACAGATTGACGAGCTACGCGCTGAAGAACAAGAGGCGGGCAAAACTACCTCCGCCGAAGTAAACAGGCTTACAGAGGAAATACACGCATTATTCGCAAAGGCCGAGGAACAGAAGGAACTCAAAGCAAGGCTGCGCATAGCCGCCAGCCAGAAGGAACGCATCGAGGAGCTGAAGCAAAGCGAGAAGACACTGGCCGAGAGATACGAGAAGCTGGAATACGGCGTCTACCTTTGCGAGCTTTTCACCAAAACCAAGGTCCGCATGCTGACAGAGCGCATCAACGGCAAATTCAAGAACGTACGCTTCCGCCTTTTCCAAGAGCAGGTCAACGGAGGCATCAAAGACGACTGCGAAGTCATGATCCCGACCGAGGACGGCAACCTGATACCATTCACCTTCGCGAACAACGCAGCGAGGATCAACGCAGGGCTCGAGATCATCAACACACTCTCCCACCATTGGGGAATCGAGATGCCGGTCTTCATAGACAACGCAGAGAGCGTAACGAAGCTCCTGCAGATGGACACCCAAGTCATCAGGCTGGTAGTTTCAGAGCCAGACAAAGAACTCCGGCTGGAAATTGGAATTTAAGGAGGACAAGCCATGAAGAATCCATTCGCCAAGAAGAACAAGAAGTACAGCTCGCTGCTCCGCCCGGCGGTTGAGCTGGCCCGGGAGGGCAAAGGCAAGGAAGGTCGGGACGCCATGCTGAAGGCCGAGACGTTCTACTTTAACAGAATCCAAGGAGCAATAACACCCTTTCCCACCGACGACACGGCCCTGATCGTGGTCATACTCCGCCACATAGCAGACAAGCTCGAGCAGAGCACCCCGGAAACAAAACAAAACGTAATCCACGTCCAGAAGTGCTTCGTACCGATGGATGTACAAATAAACTTCAAGAAAGAGGAGGTCAAATAAGATGACAGCAGCAACAAACCAAAAACAGACGCAGGCGATGACGCCGCAGAACCCGCAGGGAAATGAGGTCGTAAAGGCCGAACTCGCAATGAGCGAGCGCTTCACAAACACGGTGCTCCGCGAATTTGGAAGCAACGTGGCCGGAGCCATTCAGGTAACCGACTACCAGAGGCAGCTTATACAGGGCTATTTCATAGCCATTGACAGGGCACTCAAGCTCGCAGAGGAAGCCCGAATCAGGAAGAACGAGAACAACAAGGACCACAAATACGATAACAACCTGCCGGTCACATGGAGCAACGTAAACCTTAACGACCTCGCGCTGGACGTAGTCCACTACGCCCGCATGGGACTGGACATGATGCAGGACAATCACCTTTTCCCGATCCCTTACAGGAACAACAAGACGAACAAGTACGACATCACCCTGATGCCCGGATACAATGGCATTCAGTACATCGCCGAGAAGTACGCGGTCGAAAAGCCGCTGGCGGTCACCATAGAGCTGGTCTACTCCACCGACACATTCAAGCCCATCAAAAAGAGCAAGGACAACAAGATAGAGAGCTACGAATTTGAGATTAATAACGCCTTCGATAGAGGCACCATAGTCGGCGGCTTCGGATACATCGAATTCGAGGACCCGGTCAAGAACAAGCTGATCATTATGACCAAGAGGGACATCGAGAAGCGCAAACCGGCATACGCCTCCGCAGAATTCTGGGGAGGAACCTCCAAGGTCTGGGAGAACGGCAAGCAGGTCGAGAAGGAAACCGACGGCTGGTACGAGGAAATGTGCCTGAAGACACTCAAGCGCGAGGTTTACAGCGCAAAGCACATCCCGAGGGACCCGAAGAAGATCGACGACGCATACCAGTACATGAAGATGCGCGAGGCCAGATACGCCGAGATCGAGGCCCAGAATGAGATCGACCAGAACGCCAACACGATCCTGATCGACCCGGCACCCGCGCAGCTGCCTGAAAGAGCAACAGTCGACAGGGAGACAGGCGAGGTTCTGGACTTCAACGACAGGGCCGAGCACGCGTACACACAGGAGAAGCAGCCTGCCGCAAACACCGCTAAAACAGCCAAAGCGGAGCAGTTAGAAATCAGCGGCCAGCCCACCTTCTGATGGAGATAAAAGTATTCGCATCCGGCAGCAGCAGCAACGCCTACATCGTCAGCGACGAGAAGACGACCCTGCTGCTGGACGCAGGGATACCACTCCGGGAGATACAGATCGCGTGTGGCTTCAAGGTGCGATTGATAGATGGCTGCTTGATTTCGCACGCCCACAAGGACCACAGTAAGGCCGCAGACGGGCTCGCAAGGCTCGGAGTGGACATTTACACCAGCCAAGGGACAATTGACGCGTGTAGGCTCACAGGCCACCGCATAAACGCGGTCAAGGCGCTGCAGGCATTCACCATAGGAACCTTCAAGGTGCTGCCGTTCGACGTACAGCACGACGCACCGGAGCCTCTGGGATTTTTGATAGAGAGCACGGCCACCGGAGAGCGGCTCCTCTACTTCACGGACACCTACTACATCAAGTACCGGTTCACAGGGCTGACCCACATAATGGCCGAATGCAACTACAGCAAGGAAGCACTGCTCCGGAGCATAGAGGCCGGGTACGTTCCCATCGAGCTGGTGCCAAGGCTGGTAAAGAGCCACATGAGCTTAGAGCATTTCTTAGAGATGCTCAAAGCAAACGACCTGAAGGAAGTCAGACAGATCTACCTCCTCCACCTGTCGGACAATAACAGCGACGAGGAAAAATTCAGGGAGGAAGTACAAAAAGCGACCGGAGCGGAGGTCTACGTTTGCTAACAGGAGGTGAAGAAATACATGGCAAGAACAAGGAGCATAAAACCCGGATTTTTCGACAACGAAGTCCTCGGCGGTCTTCCACCGCTTACACGCCTTCTGTTCATCGGATTATGGTGCATAGCGGACCGCGAAGGTCGGCTCGAGGATAGACCCAAGAGGATAAAGAAGACACTGCTCGGATACGACGACGTCAGCACAAGCGAAGTCAGCGAGATGCTGCAGGCCCTGCACGATACAGGCTTTATCATCAGGTACACGGTCGACGGCGAGGAATACATACAGGTGGTGAACTTCGCGAAACACCAGAACCCGCACGTGAAGGAGAAGCCAAGCGAAATACCGGCGCCGCCGGAGTTTCTAACCAGCTGCACCAGCGAGAAAATCGACTACGATACCGACGATGATGACGACGAAAACGACGAGCACCAGACAAGCCCGGTGCAAGTATCGGACAAGCACCAGACAAGCACAGTACAAGCCCCGCCTATTACCGTTAACCGATTACCTTCTACTGGTAACCTTCCACCCGGTATCCGTGAAGCGCGCGAGGAAACCTGCGCAGCGGCGGAGCAAACAGAGGAATCGAAGAAGGAAGCACAGACGCTGCTGCAGAAACGGTTTGACCTTTTCTGGGCTGCTTACCCGAAGAAGGTCGGCAAGAAGGACGCGCTGAAGGCTTTCAAGAATGCGAAGGTCGACTCGGAGCTTTTCGACAAGATCATGACCGCGATCGGCAGGGCAAGAACAACGGACCAGTGGCAACGGGACAACGGACGCTACATACCGAACCCATCAACATGGCTGAACCAAGGCCGCTGGGACGATGAATACAAGGAGGCGAACACGAATGGAGAGTATCGGAGCATTGCTGGAACAAATGGTCAAGAACCCGCAGGTCCTAAGCCGCGGAAACCCGACACAGTGGCGCCCGGCTTCAAGTTTGCAGGAGAATCAGACGACGGAGAACCAGACGACCCAGACGAGGGCTGAGAAAAAGAACGAATTCGAGGTCTCATCCCGAGACGCGGACAAATACACCGGTAAGGAAGCCCCGGAACCGGCAACATGCGAATTTTGCGGTAAGACGCTTTATTACAAAGGCATCCGGAGCTTCACCAACGCAAACGAAGTCATAATCTGGTTCAATGAGCCAGAGCGCTGCACATGCGAGAAGGCGACGGCTTACTGGGCCGAGGTAGACGCCAAGAAGGAAGCGGAACGGATCGAGCAGGAACGACGTGAGAAGGCAGCGAGGCTGCAGGCCAAGGTCAACAAA